ACGATATATGGTTGTACAAAGGTGGTGGAGCTTGCCACCATAAATGGGTGCGTGAAACTTACTTAAGAAAGTCTGATGTTAATTCACCAATCGCGAAAAAATACATGAAGGAGTTTAGACCTTCGGTTGCTCGCAAACTTGGTGAGATTGTACCCGTGAACGACAAAAAAGTTTACACACGCCCGATTGATATGCCTAACAAGGGATTTTTACCTAAATAATTTTAAGACATGGCAGAAGCGCTTTTAATATCGAAAAAAGACTTACAAGAATACACTTCTTTAAACGCAAACACTGACGTTGATAAAGTTATTCAATTTGTTCTTGTTGCTCAAAACATTTGGATTCAACAATACACGGGTAGTAAGCTACTCGATAAGATAAAAACGGATATTACCAACAATACACTTGCAGGTAACTATATAACCCTTGTAAGGTCCTATTTAAAGCCGATGTTGATCCATTTTACAATGGTTGAGTATTTACCTTTCTGCGCTTATACAATTTCAAACAAAGGGATTTATAAGCACCAATCTGAGAATAGCGAAATTGTATCTAAGGAGGAAGTTGATTACTTAATCGAGAAAGAAAAACGTATTGCAGAATCGTATTCTCAAAGGTTTTTAGACTACATTTGTAAGAACAATAGTTTGTTTCCTGAGTATACAACTAATGAGAATGGTGATGTTTACCCACAACATAATAACTACTTAACTAATTGGTATCTATGAAGAAAAAAAAAGAGTATAAACCAAAGGAAGAAAATATAATTAAACTTAAACAATACTTAAATGATATTAGCAAATCACGGAATAATAGCAAGTAGTGGGGGCGTTACATCGACATTAAACGAAAGTTTATATGCGGTGTATAAAGCTGAAAATAATGCAAACGATTCATTTAGCACCTACAATGGAACAGCACAAGGTGGGCTAACGTATTCAACTGGTAAAAGTGGAAATGCATTTCAATTTAACGGAACTAATGCTTATGTTTCTTTACCTGACAATTCGCTTAACTTTACAAATAAGTTTAGTTATTCATTTTGGAGTAAATCAAATAATACGACTGACTACGGGGTAGTAGTCGGAAATATGCAATCGTCAAGGTCGCCTTTTGGATTTTTTCACGGATACGAGGTATCACTTGAGGCAGGGAAGGTGTATTTCTTTTTTAGAAGCGGTATTAACACACAGATATCGCATTATAGTACAAATGTTGTTAATAACGGCAATTGGAATCATATAGTAGTTACTTACGACCCAACCAACATAACAACGGGTGCTAAAATATATGTTAATGGTGCAATTGATATACAAGGAACTACTTTAGGTGTATTAAATCCTATTGGATATACTTCACCAATGAAAGCATGTATTGGAGCGAGGAATCACAGTGGCTCACCAGTGAATTTTTTACCAAGTGGCACTAATATTGACGAATTAAACGCATGGAATAAAGAACTAACAGCTACAGAAATAACAGAATTATATAACACTGGAACAGGTAAATTTTATACTTATTAATTATGAAAGTTAGACAATTAACATTAGAACAAAAAAACATCCTTGGAGGCAAAGTATGGGGTTACGAAGGGCAGTTATTCAACCCACAATTAGATGCAAACGGTAATTGGTTTATCTCAAATGAAGAAGTGAACGGATGTACATTGCAACAAGCTGAGTCTATTCCATGTGATGCGTGGCTTTTAACCTTGCCCGAAATAGACTACAATCCTGTAATAGTAGAAAGACCGTAATGAAACGTAAATTCTACGAAGGGCAAATAATTAATAATAAAGTCGTACATACGGTATGGAGCGACTCAAGTAATTACATGATAAGATATAAAGATGGAAGTTTTGAAGTTATTAAGAAATAGATGGAATGCACCGACTCCAAACTTTTGGAAGAAAGTACAATCAGTAGGAATAGTAATCGGAGGCATAGGAGCGGTTTTAATCGCACCGCCTTTTGGATTAGCAATCGCGCCTTATATGGTGGCAGTTGGTTCAGTAGCAGGAGTATTATCTCAATTAACAGTCGATGAGCAACGTTAGAAATTATACAACAGACCAACTACTCGATAGAGTAGAAGAGTTGAAGTCGTTCAAAACTATTCCATTAGGTTACTGGATAGTAGGAGTTAGGTCAAATGAGGACGCACCAAACAAGTACGACGATAAGTTTTACTTATTCAATGGTGAACAATTTGTTAAGGTTGTTACAGGTACAACAAATCCCGGCACGCCAATATTAGAAGGTGGTTATTTGAAGTATAATAAGGTAGGTGCTGCGGTTGTTAAGTCCAACGAATGGTATTACGATGTTTGGGCTTATGGATTGCACCAAGGTAAAATGCCTGCGCTTAGACAAGTTGGTCCATTCATTGTATACCGTGACGGAGATAGGGATGGTAAAAGTGAGGAAATCGGAATACCTATAAAAGGCAGTGGTTACGGAATCAACTTCCATAGCATTTCAAATGATTTATCCGTAAAAAAAATAGGTGAAAACATTGGTGGTTGGAGTGCAGGTTGTCAAGTGTGTAATAATGTAGAGCAATACAGCATGATCATAAATTTAATTAAAAATCAAAATAGGATAACATACTGTTTATTAGAAGAATTTTAGTATCTTTATAATGTGTTTTGGAGCGGTTAAGAAATTAATCGCTTTTTTTTTGCCCTAAAGTTTGCTTATTAATTATTAATACTTATATTTGTAATGTAATTAAAAAAATAAACACATGGAAGTAGTAGTAAACAACATCGCAAAAGACAAAGCAAAACAAATTATGGATGCTTTATTTGAGTGTATGAATGATAAAAATTTATCAAAAGAAGAAAGAAAACAATATTACCAAGATTACTTGGAGGTTTCAGCTAATTATTTAATACTTTGCAGATAATGGAAAATGAAATGTTAGATAAAGTAATCGAACAAATGATTAAAAAAGGATACGGCGAAAACTTTATGAATGGAGAGTTAGTAGTGGCAATGATTAAGGATGTCTTAGAAATTTTAGAAAAGAATAAGATATGACAGCAGTAGAATGGTTAGAAGAAAGATTTTTGCAAACAGAAGGTAATCTATATGAAGAAGATTTTGTAAAAGCAAAAGAAATTGAGAAAAAAGAAAAGTTAAAACATCAGTTATTTATTGGTAAAGTATCAGAGATAATCGGATTTGAAAAAACAGTAGAGTTATTAAAAGAAGTAAACAACGAGATAAAATGAAAGCAGCAGATTTAATTGAAAGCCAAATCACCGAAATACGCGAGAAAATCGGATACGGTAACAGGTTCGACAAAGTTCCTTATTCAAAGGAGCTAGTAACCGAAACGCAAAAGGTTGTCGGAGAAAATTATTTATTTATTTTAAAAATTATGGGTCATGAAGCACGCTAAAAAATTATTATACGCATTGATTTGCATTATCATTGTAGGATTTGTAAATCAGTATTGGAACACATCCACAGCAATATGGATTGCATTTGGTTTATTAGGTTGTTATTTAATAGGTAGAAGTTATGAGGAAGTTAATTAAAAAAATATTCAAGGTAGACACGTTAATTATGCCTTCTGACGTTGAATTTGTAAGCCTTGATGCTGATAGTGTATACGCATCATTTGAAGACCTTAGAGAGCGCCTTTACATACAAGAAGGATTAGTGTATGATGAGATAGGCGACCGTATCTGTACAACAATGGAGTTAGAGCAGTTCGACAACTTTAAAGAAATTAACCAATGTACAACGTGTGGCGGTTCGGGTGAATATTACGTTACCGATTACGACCAAGACGCACCATTTCAAAACATTCTAATAAACTGCTATTGTGAGAAGCCCTACGAGTTATGAATATATTTACGAGCGTGTACGTAACATGCTCGAAGCGGGATGGATTCAGTTGGACATCGCTAAACATTTAAACGTACCCGTTGCGACCGTTGGACACGCGATCGCAACATGGGAAGGAAAAAAGTATATAACAAGCCTATATTTTGGGCATAAAAACCAACCATATTATGAAGAAGATTACATTTATCAAGCCCCTACTTATGACGAGCTTTCTGCTGATGAGCAGTAT